CCGAAATGGCGCAGACCGTGTACGTTGAACTTGAGTCGGTGGCAATACCTGGCTGGCTTGATGAGGATGGCGAGCAAGTCACCAGCGCAGTGCTAATCAAAGGTGAAGCACCAGAAGGTAAGAGCAAGGGCGATGCACTTGGTTTTTCATCGTTTGAGCGTGCATGGTTTGCCACTGGTGCAGAAGATCGAGGCGGCGCACCGTACCTCACCCGCAGCGCGTTTTTTGAATGGGCATTGGTCAACGGCTTGAAAAACAAGGAATACACCAAGGACAGCTTGAGAGCGCAAATACCAGCAGACGGCAATAAGGGCAAGTACATAGGGCCGCTGATTGAAGCCAAGATCATTGAAGTGCATGAGAAGCACGGTTGGATAGTGATTGACGCAGGCCAAGCATCAGGAATGATGTTGAAAAAAAATTCCAACTAACAAAAGAACTGTGATAAACTTTATAACATGAACCGACTTACACAACTTAAAGCCAAGCTAAGGGCCGCGCAAGCGGAACTAGCTATTCGCACTCGGACGCACAACACTGCATCTCGGGCCTACAACAAGATTACGGCACGCATTGCCGATTTGGAGCAAAAAATTGTTAACTTGGCGAAAATTTCAGAGTGAATTGCCTAATTACAGTGAGACTGATTTGTTAGTTTTACTGCAAGAAGAACGCGCAAAGCACAGGCGCGTATCCATGCTGGAGCGTATTCACCAACGCTACTGCACCCTACGAGCCAATCGGGAACGGTTGGAAATTTTGAAAGAAGGAAGAAAACCATGAATCACGACAACGAAATTGAAGACCCTCCGCTGTGGATGATATTCGTCACTGGCGTGTGGACGCTGCTGGCTATGCTTGGACTTTTTTCTTTTGGGATGATGTGCATAGGCTACTGGTGGGCTAAGACATGAGCGCGGGACGAAAACCCAACCCGAAGCCAGTAACGCCGATGGACGCTTGGTACAACGTGCTTGCACGGGCGCTGGGTGTGTACAACTTCCCTGTACCCAAACCCACCACAGAGACGCAACCACAAACTACATGGAGACACTTACTATGAACGAAAAAGCATTCCCCAACCCACACCGCACTGACGAGACGGGCATGACCCTGCGAGATTACTTTGCAGCGAAGGCGATTATTGCGTATCACTCTGATGGCAATTTTTCTGACTCTGAGGATGTGGCAAATTGGTGTTACAAAATTGCAGACGCAATGATGAAAGCGAGGGAACTATGACCGGCTTTGACAGCAAACGCCGAATTGCGCTGGATAGACTGGAACTGCCAGAGCAGGAGCCTGTGGTGTTTTATCGTTGCAACGGATGTGATTATGCGCGTGAAGGTGGCCCACCAACAATCTGCGGTTGCATGGAGGGGACTGGATTTGAACGGGTTGAGTATTTCACCGCCCCACCCCTGCCAGTGCAGGAGCCGGTGGCGTGGGTCATCTATTACAAAGGTGGAGGCAGTAAATCGTTGCATTGGCCTGAACAGCACTCTCCAAATGGGGATGCAAATATGTTTGATGCAGTGCCTCTTGTGCCCCAGCGCCCGTGGGTAGAACTGACGAATGAGGAAATTGAGGCTATAGAAGAAAAAGCGTTAACAAAGCAGTGGGCAATACGCATGGCATTAACCGCAGTGAAGGAGAAGAACACATGACTGACGAAGAACTGCGAATTGCAGTAGAGTGCCAGCTATTGTGTTCTGGAAACCGCGAAGGTCTTTACGCAGACGCATTGAAAAAGTTTGCCGACCTCATTCGTGCCGATGAGCGTGAGGCTTGTGCGAAGGTGTGTGAAAGCCATGTCCGTCAACCATCACGACTGCATTTTGCCGCAGCCATCCGAGCAAGGGGGAACACATGAACGAACGAATTAGACTACTTATTGAGCAGGCTACAACCATTGAAGAACACGGTTGGGGAGCAAGTTATGAACATTTTGACAAAGAAAAGTTCGCCGAGTTGATTGTGCGGGAATGTGCTCGTGTTGCTGTGTTCAGCGATAGCGGTACAGTTGCAACTGCTGATGTTGCTGGATATATGGCGGCTGGTAGATCAATAGCGGCACAGATGATTAAAGAACATTTTGGAGTTGAAGAATGAACGAACGAGAACTATTTCAGAAAGCGTTGAATAACGCCGTGTATTGGCAAAACCTTTGTGTGCATCTTTACGAAATTATTGAAATGCTGTGCTTAGACGCAGAGGATGAACTCAAGGAGGTAGCATGACTAGAGTACGAGTCAGAAACTGGGCTGAGGAGAGACGCGCACGGAAGTTACGCAAGCTGCTCAATGAGATTGACCCTACGCGCACTACGCCGCCAACACCGTCACCGGCGATGAACTTGTGGGAGCGCCCAGCGTACCGGACAGAGCAAATGGGGTCGATGCGGCCAGGGGCTGACGCGCATCAACGTATCAAAAGCAAGGGAATCTGATGAGCGACACACCTAACTTTGCAGCTTGGTCTAACGAAAACCTTGCAAAGTTTGCCTTGGAAGCATACCTAAAGATGCAGGAGCAGCAGGACTACATCATGCAGTTGCAGGGCGACTTTAAGGACGCAATGGTTGAGTTACGCAAACTGACGGGTTCCCTTCCGGTCAATGATAAGCGCCTGCCTGCGAGGAAGTGAACCAACAATGCTCGGGATGCTTAGATGCGTCCAGGCGTCAAACTCGCGGATCAGTTGGTCGTAGGGTAGCTTGGCGTCAATTAAAGCCCTGCAAACGGCGTCTGGGGCCATCCCTGGCACCCTAATGTCAGCCGCGCAGCCGAGGCGGTGCTGAGAGGTGTCCTTGGACCCAACGGCGTCATTCACGGCCTTACTGCGGAAGGCAGAGTTGACCATGACGGGTTTACCTCCAAGCGCCACCTTGACCTGCTCCAAGAACTCAGCCAGCCGTTGCAGGTTTGCAAGTTCTGATTCATTGGGGGTGTTGTCCAGTGTCCGGTGGTCAGTGTGGGTAAGTTCTTCTAGGGTGAAGTGTTCAGTTAGTTGTGTCACTATTGCTTCCAATCTTGATGCCTGTGATTAGCCCGATAAAGCCGCCAATAATTGTCTGAAAGGCTGGGCCTACGATTTCAAACAGCTTGTTGTTGTCAACCTTCTCGTCAAAGAACCCAAGAACAAAAACCGACACCATTGCCATGACCGTAGCTGCCAACGTAACAGATGCAATAAGCGTCACCCAGCTTGATAGCCGTTCTTTGTTCATTTCAACAACTCTTTGCTCAAGGCATCAGTCTTGTCCTTGCTGGACTTGGAGCTACCGTAGAAGAAGGAGATGATGGTAGCCACCGCTGTGCCCAGCAGGAAGCCAAGGATGATGTTGCCGAAGTCTTTACCGCTGGCCGGTACTGTGCCAAACGTGATGGCAAAAAAGTAGGCCATTGAGCCAACGCTCCAGAACCACGCGAACCAGTAGATGAAGTGCTTGGCAAACTTGTCGTCCTGAGTCAGGGCCGTCTCCTGCATGTGCCGTGCGCTGTCACGGTCTGCGTTCTCAAGTTCAAACTGCTTGAGGTCTAGTTCAGCCAGCTTCAGCGCCGCGTCTGGGTCTCCTGCAATGGCTTTTGCCACTGCTTCAACAGAATCTTCAACACCGAACTTGCTGGCGATAGCAGACACAGCCAGGCCACCGAGAGGGCCGCCCACGGCTGTAGCCACGGCAGGGGCAATGCCCTTGAGCAAATTGAGTAAAGTTTCCATTTCAATGTCTCCCCATAAATGCAACGTATTCCGCAGTGCCCCATGCAACTAAGGTCACCAGACCAGCGCCAGCAACGGCCAGCAACACCATAGTGATGGCTTCCTCAATCTCTTTCTTGCGCTTGGCTTTGGCCTTTTCCATTGCGATTTCCTCGCTCTTGCGCTGGGCCACAATGTTGTTACGCTCGACCATGATGGCCTGCCACACATCAGCTTGGCCTGACCAGATCAAGTGCTGTTTGAGTTCATCCTCGGCATCTTGCAGCATCTTGGCGTGCATGACCGACTCAAAGGCTTGCGCGGTGTCTGACTGCCCAAACGTTTTCTTGGGTTTGGTAGCGGCCTTAGCAACAACGTCTTTGGCCTCAAAGAATTTCATCAGGTCGCCACTTATGGCCCCGATGTCTTTGCCCATCTTGATGGCTGCTTGGATTCCTTTAATCGCAGCCTGGGCGGTGGCAAAGGCTGTGAAAGGGTCCATTATTTGTCCTGCTTTGCGTCCAGCTTGTCAAAAATTTTGCCCAGCATATCCCGAATGTCTTTTAAATCAGACCTGTAGTCGTCCTTGGCAAGATAGACCTTGGGCAAGTCTTCACGCATCTTAGACAAGTCTGTTTTCAGTTCTTTGACCGCCGCCCAAAGCTCACGGGCAAACCAGCCAATGACGACCATTACGGTGCTGAAGCCGATGTTGAGGAGTTGCTGGGTGTCCATCATTTTGCTAGTGCGTTTTGGTTGGTGGGCAGCAATGTTGATTGGTTCAAATTGCCCAAATTGTTCACGATACTACGCGATAAAAATGTAGGTACATTTGCGGTTGCGCCTTCAAGCACTTGTGGTGTTTCGCCAAGACGCATACGATTGGCAAGCGCATTGGCTTGCTGAATTCTACGCTGATCAGCCAGTGATCTAGCAGCCATACCTGCGCCTGCGGTGTACGCACCAAGTGGGTTAACAACAGTAAAGATTGCTGCTGCTGGCGTTGTTGGTGAGAACTTACCCATCACATTCAACATTGATTGCAACTTACCACCCTTGGCAGCTTCACGAATTGCAGCTTGCTCATCAGGCGTAAAAAAACGCATCTTTTTATCATTTTTTGCCAATGACGAGAGTTGTGATGCAATGCTGCTTTCTTGAGTTCCTTTAGCCAATTCAGCATCACTAATAATGTCTGTAATAAGTTCACTTTTTTTCATTTTTGCGTAATCAGCACGCGCTTCTTTCCACGCATCCATTGCCGTCTTATCACCGGCAACAATAGCACTTGGCTTGGCTGTCGTGACATAAGTGTCAAACTCATCTAGCAATTGTTTGGCAGCTTTACGCTCGGATGCGTCGGCGCTTTTTGCAGCGGTTCCAATAATTGTGCGTAGCGTGTCTAACTCTTGAACTGTTTTTGGGGTTGCTGCCGTTAAATTACTCAAAGCCACATCAACTTTTGGCATTATTCGCGGGTCATAACCAGCAGACGAACGTAGTTTTGGAGCCATCCCTTGCATATGAGAGGCAAATTGCTGGGCGTCCAATTCAAAGCCCGATTTGTCTAAAATGTCGTAGTTAGCTTTAGATCGCGCTGCCAAGTCTTCCGCTGTTGGAACAGTTCCACGCTTGACTGGTCGCACACCTGCAACAGAGCCGGTAGTTACTCCAGCAACCAGCCCTGCTAATGGACTTCCACTTACTTCTGACACAGTTTGTCCCACGCCAGTTGCAAGAGGTGCAGTCACTAACTGACTAATTGGTAGCCGTGATGCTTCTTGACCAACAGCCCTTAAACCTTGGGTAACTTGGGGCGTTGCAACCAATGTGCGGCCTGCTGAAACAGAACCAGCAGTACCGCCTAAAGCACCAGCACTACTCTGAACCACGCGCTCAACTGGTGTTTCTGCACGGGGACCGGGAATCATGCTTGAAACAACCTGAGAAGGTAGTCGAACATTGCTATCAGCAAGACGGTTATAGCCCATAACCAGTGCATCAGCGGTAGGCGCTGCTAAACCACCAGCCAAGGCCCCTACGCTAGCACCAACAGGGCCTCCTATTAAAAAACCAGCACCAGCACCGGTTGCAATTGGCGCCAATGCCTCAGTTGCGCCGCGTACAGCTACGCCCGCTTTGCGTAAAAATTCTTCGTCAGTTGAAAGTGATGGGGCAAGATGTTGCAAAATTTCGGCAGAGTTGTATCCTGCGTCCAGTGCCTGCGTAACACGGGGGTCTTTTTCTTTTAAGTAGTCTACAAGTTCCTCGTCGGAGTAACCCGCACGGCGAGCTGTATTGATCTGATCGCGGAATTGATCGGCCATAATTAAGGCTTTCTACCAAAAATTTTATCTAGACTTGGCTTGGTTCCAGCAGCAGTAGCGGTTGGTTCTTTGTATGCTTTAAGTTCTGGACGATCAAACAATGATTTGCCACCTTCTCCGCTAAACCAAGCATCTTCAGCACCATCGTAAGTCTTATTCTTTTTCCACCAGCCATCATAAAAATTGCGTTGCTCAATATCGCGTTTTAACTGTTCTTTGGCAACACTCAACAAAAATTTATTGCCTTGCGTGGTTGCCCCAAGCTGCGCGCCTGTTTTTTCAATAAGCTCTTTATCTGATTGAGTTTGCACGCCTCTTTGCTCCAATTGCTTTTGCAATATGGATTCTGAAGCTTTTGCTTGAAACAATTGCGCGTTAGTTGCAAATTTTTCTGCGTTGGGAACACCCAATGCTGCTAATACTTTGGCAGCAGATGCTACGGTTTCAGTACCAAACCCCGTTTCAAAACCTTTGTTCAAAATGTTCAAATTGGAATCAATTGATGGCAATGTCTTGACCGCAAGTTTTGCTGCTTTAGAGATGTCAGAATACTCAGTTACCAACATCTTTCCCCGTTCACCTTGTTCAGCTTTTTCCTGAACAGGCATATTAACCGTTGTACTTGACGTTGGTGCAAACTGCGTCTCTTTGCGAATAGCGGCAAGGTATTCAGCGCGGCGGGAATCACCTGTCGGCAATGCTGCCAATTCGTTTTGAAGTTTTGCCAATGGTGTAAGTGCTGTTGCTGCCGCAGGCGCAGCAGGCGCTTGTTTAAACGTACCTGTAGTCGGGTCGTATACACTCGCACTTGGAGCAGCAACTATAGGCTTCAAGCTTTCAAGAATTTGGCTAACATTTCGCATTGACCCCACTCGCAATTTATCAAACGTTCCAGTTTCAATAGCCTGTTGTATAGCAGCGCGTCCTTTGTCGGGTGTTGCGCCTACGCTTTTAAGGTAAGGCCCAACCACTGGGTCTGCGTGAATAGACTCATGCAACTGCAAATACGCTTCTGGCGTGTCTGCCATGCGATAGGCGTCAGGAAGCATTGCCAGTTTGTCAGAAATCAATTTCGTTCTTTTGATGTCCCCTTCAGTACGGGCAGTTCCGGCCTCTTGTTGCATTTTTGCAAAGGCAAAACCTTTCTCAGGGTTGATTCGCGTAATGTCTTGCAAGTACGTTGCCGAGGTCGGGTCAAGCCGTCGCATGGCATTGGTTTCTTCCATGCCGCGCTGGTACTCCTGCATCTTCATGCGGTTCAACTGGTTGGCTTGCTCACCTTGGTCCAACTGCTGCATCCTTGCATATTGAGCAAAAGGATCAGGTGGGGCTTGAAACTGGTAGCCCTGTGCGATTAGTGCGTTTAGATAGGCCATGATTAATAACCTCCACCTGGCTGCATAGGTATTGTCGTATCAATATTAGATGGAACATATCCATAGGACGGCTGTCTTCGATTTAGAAAATCATTGAAGTTCATTTGGTTTTGATACGCGCTTGCAGCAGTACCAAGGCCACCGGCCAGCGTGTTGGCTTGGCCCAGTTGACCGGCTGCGTATGCGTTTCCGGCGGCCATTGTGGCATTGCCAGCATTCACACCGTACTGTCCGGCAGCACCAGCCTGGTTGCTGGCCGCAGCTTGACCTGAGGACATCAGGTTGCCCAAAGGCTGAAGCTGGTTTGCTCGATTGGTCTGGTAGCGGTTGAATGCGTTGCCGTACTCTTGCGAGGCAGAGTTTTGGGCGTAATCTTGCAAACCCTTCATAGTGCCGCCAGAGATCAGGCCACCACGGCCAGCAGCAGTGCGGCCTAGCTGCTTCATGCCTTCACTTAGCCTAAAAGCGTAGCCTGGGTCTGCTTGGTAATCGGCCATGCTGAAATCCCTAGCGTATTTGCCGTAGTCAGCAGCTTCTTTGTTTGCGCCAAGCCCAAGCAAGTCCATCAGACGGTTTTGACCAGTCAGACCTGCCTGTCGGTACGGCTCTTGCAGCCTCATCTGTTCAGCAAATTGTTGTTGTTGAATATCCCCTGCACGGTTTGCGGCATCAACTTGTGCTGACGCAGCCGACCTATTACCAGACGCTCCAATTAATGCACTGCCAACAACGGCACCAGCGACCCAAAAAGTCATAACAACACCTCTATTGGTTGATGTTTAATTTGATTACCAAAACTATAGTTGTTGTTTGCTTCTTCTTCAACTAGTTCAGATTCGGCTTCTTCAACAGTTTTAGCTTCAATAGCATGAAAAGTCATACAAAGTGCATCAGTCATTGCATAGACAGCACGCTTTGTTCCTGGTTTGCTTGAAAACAAATGAGGCCCAGTAACCTCTTGAACACCTTCGTCTGTTGTGATGGCTACAGTGCCAGACACGATCAAATAGAAATGTTCTTTTTTGTGTACAGCACCAACAACTAAAACCCCAGCCTCACGAAACACTTCACGGCAGTACATCCCGCCATGAAAATAATGCGTAGTTTTTGGTTGATATTGTGGCAAGTTGGACAATTCTACTTGCAGCGCAGCAACCTTGCCCCGCATATCCGCAGCAACATTAAATCCAGCGCCGTAGGTGACTTGCATCATCTCACCCCACAATCCAAACCGTACCGTTGTCAAAAACAGGGATAACCACTGCCCCACCGCCAACCGGAGCCGCCCCAAATGCGGGTGCCAAAGCATTGGTTACCCAGGCTCTGCGGCCTTGTGTTCCTGCTGCTGGCAGCGTTGCCACAGTGTACGCGACGCCAGACCCCGTACCGCCGTTTGCCACCGGCAATATGCTACTGACCTGAGTAGTCAGGCTAACCCCACTGAGAGTGCCGCCAAGGGTCAAATTGCCAGTGCTTGTAACAGTCCCAGTCAGCGTAATGCCGTTGACCGTGCCAGCGCCGCTTACGCTGGTGACAGCGGTTGATGTAATTGTAAAGTTAGGGTAAGTACCAGTAACCACGTTTGTGCCAGCACCCGTAAGCACCACCGTCTGATCTGGCAAACTATTGGTGATTGAAATTGCACCAGAGCCGTTGGTCACGGTTATGCCAGTGCCAGCAAACAAAGTGTTAAGGGAATACCCTGACCCGTTGCCGATCAACAATTGACCGTTGGCGGGGGCCGTGCCTAATCCCGTGCCACCATTTGATATTGCTAATATGCCAACGCCGTTGCCAGTAAAAGCGTAAAGATTGTTAAACCACAAAAACCACTGCGGCGAAACCATGTTCGTCTGCGGGTCCAAAAAAGGAACCCGAGGCGCAGGGATTTGTGTAGCAGGTGCAGCCATTATGCGTTCGTCGGTGAAATCAACAACTCAGCGCCCATGATGGCAATCTTCACAGGATCGGTGCCAGACACTTCATAAACACGGTCACGAATCTTCTGAGTCATGCCCAGCCGCCGCCAGATCGTGCGGTAACCGTACTGGCCGATTGCGCCCATCTCACGCCAATGCTCATTGGACCAAGTGTGACCGCCATCGTCTGACCAGCGCAGCATGGCCTCTGGCGTAGAGCCTTGGCCGGTATTCAAACCAACGCCGGTTTCGCAGTCAAGTTGCAGGCTGTGCTGCGCGGTGCGCTTGAGGTTGTTCTGGCCGGTAGGCAACGCACGCCATGAGCGCAACCATTTTTGAACGCCGCCATTGTCGGCGTACACATCCAAATCAAACGTGTAGATGTTACCGTTCTCAAAGTCGCCAACAACGGTGTTGCCACCAAAGTTACATTGGCAGTTGCTGCGGTGTCGCACAAACTCACCATTGTCAAACCCTGCGCGTTCATGCCAGGCTTGGGTGGACACATCGTAAACCCATGTCGCGTTGGCGCTGGGGAACGTTAGCACGTAAAACGCATGGCCTTCTTGCTGGTAAGTGTAGGCTAAAGCGTTAGCCAAATTACCGTACTGGGCAATTGCGTACTCAATCGCATGGGTAGAAACCCTAAGCGCGGCGTATCCATTAGCCTTGTAAACAATACCTTGACCA